CGACAACGTCGCTTATAAGCTACCAAAGCGCCGTGACGGGATGCACGCGATCATGCTGGTTCGCGACAACTTGCCGCACACACACACGACCGTTACGCTGGGCTTGTACAACGGAGTGGCAACAGTCACATCCACGCAATCATCCGGCCCGACATCCGCATCATTTGCGGTGAACAACGGTGCTGGCTACGCTGATGGCGCGACATCGATTGTTTATGACGGTGGCAGTTCAATTTCGGCGAGCATACTGCACTTTGAAGGCGGCAGCAGCTACACGTCAACAAACAGTTTGGGTGCTAGTGGGACAGCTACCGGCGGCGCGTTGGATGTTTTGGAGTCCGGCTATTTCCAAGAGGACGTGGTGGACAACGAGAAGTTCTACCAGCAAGCCACGCTGACGGTTGCCACCAGTCACCCGCGCATTTACCCGTACACGCGGATCAATTTCGCTAGTGGTGTGTTTGTGGTCACGGCAGATGCAGCCATCGACGCTGGCACACTTACCGGCTACGTGGAGTCGGGAACCATATCGAACACGCATGTTGGGACGGTTGACATCTACTCGCAGGGGTTTAATCCGGCTGGCGCGGAGCAAGACGGTGATGAGAGTTTAAGCGCAGCCAAAAACCGCGTTCACGACTACGACGGGGAGATTAGCGGCATCCAGTTCAGCAGTCTGGCGTGGGATTACAGCGTCGGGTTATGGCTTCCTGGTTTCCAGCACGACAACATTCGTTACAACGACTTGATTTTCAAGGGCTACGGATCATTTGATAAAGACTCTCACATAACCGAGACAACGCCGCGCATGTCCACGAAGGGGATGATCGGCTGCATGTTGAACAATGGGAGTAGCGGGCTGTCGCGGTGCTATGGAAAAAACTTGCACTGGAGCAACTGCACGTTTGAAGCGTGTTACGTTGGGTTGATGTTTGCGTCTGGGAAGGGGTGTCGAGTTGATGGCAACCAGATGTGGGACAATCGGTTCTGCGTCCGCATGGGTGGCTTGTTTCACACAATCTGCGACAACCGCATCGACAACTACAGCGGTGAAGACATGGACGGGGCTTTTGATTACATTCCATTTGCTGTTGGAGAGTGCGCGATTTATTTGCGAAAGCCGGTATGTTGCGTGATCAGCGCGAACACCATCCACCAGACCCAGCGTGCTATTGAGCTTTACGGCTGCACGGGTGTGAGCATCTCTGGCAACTCGATAGCCGTACCCGATCCGACTGGGAGAAACGCCGCCCACGACTACACGGCGATTGACGGTTTAATACTGAAAGCGACTGCCATGCCGTTTTCCGGCACGACTACTGCGGTGGACAAATATGGCTATAGCGGCGAGGGGCAGACTAAAACTCATAATTCCGGACTGATTTTCACCGGCAATTCATGGGTGTACACTAACTACGCAAACACAGCCAAAGCTCCGATCTGGCTGGATCACACGCAAGACTATAGCGATTCTGGCAACCCCACGGTTTTGGCGTACGGTGTTGCGGTGGGCAACGGCTTCCAGCCATCATCGCCGCCAGCAACCCAGTTGAAAGTTTCTGTCACCCGCAACGACACTGGCGCAGAAGTGTCCACGGCGTCATCGTCTGCAACATTCTCACTAACGTGACCAAATCCAACATAGCGAACTACGTCGGCGAAAAAGTCCACAGCACGGACGACGACAGCCAATCTGTTTTCAAGACGTTTGTGGATCGTCGGTACGAGATGATCTGGAACGCCGAGTTATGGCGTGAGTCGCTTGGGACTTACTCAACGACTATCAGTTCCGGATCAGACATTATTGAGCTAACTCTCGACATGGATTTTCCGGTGTCAGCGTACTGGGACGAGCGCGAGATCACTCCGGTGGATTACCAGCGCGTGTTCCAGATCAATCCGGCGTTGCTGGCTGAAAGCGGGACACCCACGGATTTCATTGTGCTGTCAAAAAGTGTCAGCGCCAGCGGAACGCGTCCGCGCATACAGCTAATACGTGTGCCAAGCGAGACAAAGACGCTTTTGGTGCTGGGCAAGCTGAACGTGACGCCGCTTGGCGACAATGACAGCCCAATGTTGAGTGGGATCGACAATACGCTTGTGGCGTTTGTGGAAGCGGACGCGCTTGAATATTTGCAGCAGTACGCCAAGGCAAAAGCCAAGCTGCAAGAAGCGGCGGCTCATTTGCAACTGATGCGCGACATGGAGAAGCACCAGAGTGCGCGTGTGCAGCAGTTGGTTCCGGATGTCGAAGCCGCTTGGGGATATAATGATTTCAACTGACAATGCCCCGATACGCGTCCAACTTGCTTGATGAGCCGCTGATATTCGACAACTCGATTTCGTTTATTGGCGGTCAAGTGAGTGGTGTCCGTCCGAATCTTCTCAACTCCAACCAGTTCTCTGACGGCAAAAACGTGGACATAGACACGTTCGGGACGGTTGCCACACGTAAAGGCACGGTCAAGTTCCCATCGACGGCGCACTCGACGAACATACAGGGGCTGTCGTATTTCGATAACCCAACGGAGACAGTGGAGCGACTAATCAGCGCGACTGGCGGCAACTTGTACCGCTGCGACGTGGGCGGCACTAGCTGGACGCAGTTGACGGGAGCGGAAAACACTGTTCACGCCACGAACCAAGTGGATTTTGTGCAGTTAGTGGACAGAATGTTTGTGTGTGACGGGGCCAACCCGATGCGGATGATCACGAACGACGCCAACAGCACGGTTCCGAGCGAACACGGTCTGGCGTTCACAAGCGCGACATCACACACTAACCGTTTGTTTGGTTTTGGTGTGTCCGGCCAGCCGAATGACGGGTTGTGGGCGTCTGATATTCTGGACGGCACGACGTGGAACACCAGCACAAACCAGATACGGATTGGTGGACATAGTGGCGACCCGATTCGCGCACTCCATTCGTGGCACAATTTCCATCTCCTGGTTTTCAAGGAGCGTAGTCTTTACATTGTCAATACAGACCCGTCGCTGTTGATAGCGGCCAACTGGGAGATCAAGAAGATCAGCGACCGATTTGGCTGCGTGTCACGCCGCACGGTGGCTGAAGTTGGTGGTGATTGCTTCTTCTTGTCGCGTTTTGGCGTGATGAGCATCGGTCAGATAATGAACGGGGCGCAGACGATTGTTGAGCCGGAGCCGATCAGCACGCCGATACGGGATTGGATCGAGAAGATCAACTGGTCGAAAGCGCACACGGCATGCGGCACGTTCTGGGGTAACCGTTATCTGTTATCCGTTCCGATTGGTTCGGACACGCCCAATTACACTTTCGTCTTCAATACCGTGACACGTTCGTGGACTGGCTACTGGACAAACTGGACGCCAACGGTGTTTGCCGAGTCCGCGTTTGCGGGTGATCTGCGGATGCACTTTGGGCAGACGGACGGCAAGGTGCTGAAGTGGCTGGAGTATGTTTCGCAAGATGACGAGACTGACAGCACCTACAAAGATGACGGCAGCTTTTACCCGTCCCACATCAAGACTCGCGGCTTTGTGTTTCGCGAGCAGATGAATGACAAGATTGGCCGGAACGCCGAGTTTGAATTTAACAACAGCCGCGCCAGCGTGGATGTGTTCCAGACACGGGACGACACCAGCAGCGAGCAGCGGCTAAACCCGTCCAGCATTGACACGTCGGAAGGGACTGGGATTGAGTTGCCGGACGCGCTGCCGTGGGTCTTTGGTGACGACGCGGTGATTCGTCGCGCATTTAGCACGGTGGCGAAAGGGACGTTCAACGAGGTTCAGTACCGCGTGTACGCAGCGGAGAACAAGCTGCAACTGCGGGGGGTTAAAGCCAGCGCCATCGTCATGGGACTGGACGCCGAGAAACGGTAGTTTGCGGGATGTAAGAATATGGGTAAGACTTTCAAATATGAATCTGCTAGACCAACTGGTGGTCGTAAGACCGCTGCGAGACAGAGACGAACTGGTTCGACTAAACGTGGAAGCAAATCGGGACGATCACGTTCCAATTTTGCCGACTCACGTTTTCGAGAAAGCGGGACAACTGGCGGGGTACGCCAGCGTGGGGGCGCTGACGCCCATCAACACATGGTTTCATACTAAAAGAATGAAGGCGCGAGACAGCATAGTGGCGATTAGTTCGCTGGAAAACATGGTGCGGTGCAACGGGGGGAACGGGTTAATCGTTCCGCTATCGGACGAGTCGGCGTTTCTGCCGGTGATGCACCGTTTGGGGTTCGCCAACATTGGACGGGCAAATTTGTTAACGAAAGTTTTTTGATATGAGTTGTTCAAGCGACCCCCCAGATTACGCTGCCGCAGCGCGAGAAGCGTCCGCTTCAGATATTGAAACTCTAGAAGCCCGCAAGCGACTTGATCGCTTGGCCAAGCTGGGTGAAAAAGGCACAATCAATTATAAAGACGCGTCGGGGAAATGGACTACCCGAACCGTGGACTTCACGGACATCGGTGACATCGATCTGTCCCGTGCGAATCTCGATTACTACATAGAATCTGCTGGCAAAATCAGCGAGACGATGCTGGAGCAGTCGGAAGAGTTTGGCGTCAAGTTTGTCGAACAGCGCCGGAAAGAACTACAAGCCGCCGATCCGGAGGGCTTTGAGATGCGCCAAGAGATGGGGAAGCGCATCATGGAAGGTGGGGAGAAGCATTTCATGGCGGCAGCGAAAGGCGCTATGCAAGGAGTTCGTGGCAGTCAGTCCGCTCGCGGCAATTTATTTGGTAACGCTCCGAGTATCCAAGAAGCGATGGCGGTCGGTGACGTGGGTTACCGCATGTACCAGCAGGACTTGGCCAACATGGGCGCGTTCGGGGCTGGCATTGCCCCAACAGCGCAGTTCGGCGCATTGAGCGGGGCGCAGCAAGGGGCCAGCCCGTTTCAGGGGCAGAACATCATGCAGTCGGGAGTCGGTGCGATGAGCAACCAGCAGTTCGGTCAAGCGACTGGTGGCATCTACGATGCACAGGCGCAGTTGGCGGCGCAGGGGAGTCCGTGGAGCCAGATCGGCGGCATGGCTGCTGGGTTGGGGCTGACAGCTTTGACTGGTGGTATGGCCGGAATGGCTGGCGGCATGGGCTTTGGTAAGGGGGTTTCCGGTATGTTCGGGCTAAATCAAGATCAGCAGCGGCGACCGCCGGGGGGATGCTGGGTGGCGCGTGAAGTGTTTGGTGTCACGAACCCGATGTGGATGCTGTTTTATGACTGGAAAGAAAACGACGGGCCAAAGTGGCTGAAGTTGCTGTACAACAAGTTTGGCGAGAGTGTGGCACGCTTCATTCGGAACAAGCCGGTACTCAAGCGCTTGATCAAGCGTGCAATGTTGAAAGTGATTATTAAAAAACATGGCTGATAAATTTGGGAGCGGGTTGCAGATGGGAATGCAGATGGCGCGTGATGTGCGTTCTGCCAACGTGGCGGCGGCTGATCGGCGTGAGCGAAGCAAGTACCGTGAGAGAGCGGAAACGCGAGAGGATCGGTTAATGGATCTACGCGAGAGCAAGGAAGAGCGAGATGTCAGCGCGGAGGAGCGTGCTGTAAGTGAAAGTGGTGCGCGTCTCAAGTCTCTGAAGAAGGGGATGAGACGTGCGAAAAGTGCGGAGGGGCGTGCGGTTAGTCGTGAAGAGCGTGAAGTTAGCGCGGAGGAGCGTTCGGTTGAAGCTGCCAATCTGTTGCGGAAGATAAACAAGCACAAGCTGGACAATCTAAAAGACCCGTCCGTGAGTGTCTACAGAAGCAATCGCAGACTGCTGGAAGATTACCAAAAAGATACTGTAGCTGCTGATAAACGGAACGCTGACCAGATGGGGCCGTTAAACGCAG